CCATCACACACCCCCACCAAAGTGACTGTCGTTGGCAGCGTCGGGGATTTCTCCGGCCTTGATCTGCTCGAGCTTGTAGCTGGGCTTGCCCGTTTTGAGCGTGCGTGCAGGTTCGAACAGATCGCGGATACCGGGTGGCCAGGCGGTGTACTTGGACTCGGCGACTTTGATTTCGATGCCGACATAGTTCTCCGGGTCCTCGCCCCACTTGCGCAACGCTTCCACGGCTTCTTTGAGCTTGACCTGGTTGTATTCAGGGCGCTTGGGCAAATCGGCGACGACCATGTAGCCATCGACCTCAAAGCGCACAGTGCCGGTGGACTTGCCAGCCTCTTGGCGAAGCTGCTGGGCATGATCGCCCAAGCGACTGTGCAAGGTGGACTGCAATGCGTTGAGGAACAAAGCGGCAGTGTCTTTGGCAGCAGTGACCTGCTTGATCATCCGGTCAAGGTCTGGCAGCGGGAGCTTTTCAAGCTCGTTCATGTAAAGCTGGCCTATTTCATCCAGCACGTCGGGTTCGGCAGTCATGGGTTCTCTTTCTTTCAGTGGTGCTTGCGGTTACTAGGAGCCATCTGCGCGATGCGCAGCTGGGTACGGATTTCGGGTGGCTTCAGAGGGGAGCTGGAGCGCATGGCCATGTAGCGGTAGTGGTCGTCGTCCACCTTTTGGCTAAACAGGTGCACCAGACCAAGTTCGCATGCGATCCAGGCACGACGGGCAACGGAGTGAATACGGGCTCGGTCTTTGGTGGACAGGTCACTGCTGATCTCTGAGCGGTCACGCAGCAGAAGGCCCTCGTGGTACTGGATGCAGTGCCCGACCTGTGCACTGGCAACCCAGTCGCACAAAATGGCTTCGGTAACAGCGACTCCTGGTGAGTAGAAAGGGCGTGCACTCCCGAGCTGCTCCTGTGCGACGAGACCAAGATGGCTGCGCGATATTTCAATGAGTTTTTGTGACGCGAACAATTTGGGCTCCATAAGTTGTGGATTGGCCGTGTCGCAGGTGTTGCGGCTCGGTTTGCTTGGTGGCTTTTTGGCTGACATGTGAGTTATTACCGTTGGACGTTGTTTTTTTCTCAGGCCACGTCGCGCAGACCAAACATGCGCAGGTGCATGCGCAGCTCGTGGACTCGGCGATAGAAAGTTGGAGTTGATAAACCGGATGCCGCGCATGCGCTGGCGATATCCGAGTGCTCGGTAAGCAGGTCCAGCAAAGCAGACTGCTCGCCGTTCATGAATGCGATGGCCGCATTAAGGTCATGCATGGCCATGCCATCGGTAAAGAAGTCGTGATCGGGGTCACGTTTAAAGTGGATCGAGTCGATGCAGTCGTCTGCTGAATCGGCTTTGGACGAACCCATCTCAGGGTCGTTGGCAGCGCCCATCATCTGGGCTGCAGTACCAAAGTCCGTATAGCGCATGCGCTGTTTGATCAACCCGTCAAGCAATTCAACGGCACGGTGTTTGGACACCATGCCCGTGAATGTTCCTGGACTGCCCTTGGCCGGGTCGAACTTATGTCTGTGCTCCAGCAGGTCGAGCATCAGTTCCTGCTGGATGTCCTCACGTTCGGCTGCAGATAAGCCGTGGCGAACGGCCAGTTGATGAGTCCGGACCCTGGCTGCATTTACTGCAGCATCAAAATACGGGTCGTTGGCGCTCTGCCCAAATGAGTACCCGCTGGGGGTTTTGGCGATTGCGTTGCTATGACTTGCGCACGGGGTAGTTGTCCGTGGTGTGCAGCTCTGATTTCCCATGATGATGACTCCTGTTTTGAATGAACAGGGTCATGATCGGGGGGGTATGTAGTAATGAAAACAAGCGTCCAGCGCACGCCGCACGTGCTCATATGGACTCCGCACAATATCCAGCGGAGGACGTACGTAGACTACTATTTACGGAGACAGTACGCTCTCCGATGGAGACCGTAACCTATCGAAACCGAATGCCGTTCGTGCGGGCATAAGCTCTAATCCAATCGGCTACCGTTCGGTGACTTCTGGGCGTCCCTCTTTGCTCAAGTACTTCCACAAAGTGATCTGCCGCTTTTTCAGCGCTATCGAATTTTCTGGGGTCCTTTGCAAACTCATCCAACACAAACTGCTTTACGTCTCGGTTGTCACGGTGGCGAATTTCATTGTTTGCCACGGACCTTTGCCGACGCTCAGCCTCTTCGTCAGCTTGCATTTCATTTCGCATCTCGTCGCGAATTCGATCTAGGTCAGCTTTGGTTATGGCGACAGATGCACCGGCCTGAATCTTTTGGATTTTGGCCTCATATTTTTCTTCTACTCGATCTATATCTCTTAACTTCTCAGCTTGAGCAACCGCCTCAGCGGCCTCCAGAAGTTTTTTCCCCAACCTCGCCACCTCTTCTGGTGCATATTCCTTCTTCTCACGCTTTACCCACTTAAATGGGTTGAACTGAACCTTGAACTCAAGATCTCTGACATATTCAGATAAAAACCATAAACTCAGCACGGCAAAATATTCGTACTCCTTTACGTCCTCAAGCTCAACTGACTTGGGGTCAAATCCCCAATCAATTGCTTCCATTAACGCGTCATGGTCTGGTGTGTTGTCTGGGGTGTGAATGTCATATTCATCAATGGCCTCATCGTTGAAACCAGTAACACGACCGTCCTCGTTGGTTTCCAGTAGGTCGTAACGCTGAGCTCTGCGGATTTCTTCAAGCTTGGTTTCCTTTTCATGGTCGAAGTACCACTCCAAAAGTGAAGACGCATCAGTGGCAATTGTTTGAATATCATCCGCCGACCTGCGTTTTCCTTTGAGGATCGACCTTGCACGCCAAGCAATACTGCTTGCTTCAGTGAAAGGAAAACGTGGGACTTCGCCGTTTAATGGCTCCAAATACTCGAATTGACTGAAATAGCGCATTTTTTGTTCGTTTTCGACTAAATATTAGCAACCTGGCGGGGCAAGCCTCGCCATAGAGGTACTCTATTTTCGCCCGACTTCACCGCTAAGTCATCAGGTATGCCCTCACCCTGAGAAAACCACCCCCCTGCGGCGGTATGAACCTTCATGACCGCCCCAAAACAAACCCCACAACCAACTCCGCCCGCAGAGCGCAGCCCCATGGCCGTCATCGGCGCAATCCTGGCCCAGGGCGCAATTCGCCTTCTGGACCGCCAAAAACGCGAAGCTCAACTTGCTAACCGTACCGAACAGAGCGTTCATACGGGTGTTTTGACTACCAAGGACAACACCCATGAATGACTCACTTGTTGCACGCGTTGCAGCCCTTAAAACCTCGCCCACACCGGACCTCAAGCAAATGTGGCGGGAAATGTTTTTGACTGAACCCCCGCCCTTTAACCGGCGGTTCCTTGAAACACGTCTGGCCTACCGCATTCAGGAGCTGGCCCTTGGCGGCCTGAGGCGCGAGACCATAAAGCGCCTAGAGAAGTTGGGCGAGCAGCTCGACGGAGGCAAACCGGATGTGCGCCGCCGCCGCATTGACGGCAGGCCTCTTGCAGGAACTCGCCTGATTAGGGAATGGGACGGCCAGCGCCACGAAGTAGTGGTGCACGTCGACGACTTTGAATACGCAGGCCAGCGCTACAAGTCAATCTCGCGCATCGCCATGGTGATCACCGGTACCAACCGAAACGGTTGGACGTTCTTTGGCATGTCTACCGGAAGGAGCATTTGATGACCGCCACACCTAAAGTTCTTTGCGCGATCTACACGCGCAAGTCCACCGAAGAAGGCTTGGACCAAAACTTCAACTCACTGGACGCCCAACACGATGCTTGCGCCAATTACATTGCCAGCCAAAAGTCTGAGGGCTGGGTAACGCTCAAGGACCGGTATGACGATGGCGGCTTCTCAGGAGGCACACTTGACCGCCCGGCCATCAAGCGTCTGCTCGAAGACGTCCGTAAGGGACTGGTAAACACCATCGTGGTTTACAAGATTGATCGGTTGTCTCGGTCGCTTGCCGACTTTGCAAAGCTGGTCGAGCTGTTTGACCAGCATAAGGTGACCTTTGTATCGGTCACCCAGTCATTCAACACCACCACTTCCATGGGGCGGTTGACGCTCAACATACTGCTGTCCTTTGCACAGTTTGAGCGTGAGTTGTCGGGTGAACGGGTGCGCGACAAGATCGCCGCCTCACGCAAGCGTGGCATCTGGATGGGTGGGATGCCCGCTTTGGGCTATGACGTGGTTGACCGAAAGCTTGTTGCCAATCCGCAGGAGTCGGCCATCATCCAAGAGATGTTCTCCCGCTTTGCCGCGACGCCATCGATGTCCACCATCGTCAAAGACCTGCGCAAACGCGGCATCACTTCTAAGTCTTGGACAACGTCCAAGGGTGTCGAGCGCCAAGGCAAACTGATCACCAAGGGAGCTGTCTACAAGATCTTCAGCAACCCGGTCTACATCGGCATTGCTGCCTATAAGGGACAGCACTTCCCCGGCGAGCACGAGGGCATCATCACCCAGGAACTTTGGGACACAGTGCAGACGCACCTGAAAAACGGCACCCCAATGAATAAGGCGCGACTGGCGGGTCGCGGCAGCGCACCCTCCCTGCTGCGGGGCCTGCTGTTCTCGGAGCAAGGACGGGCCTTCACGCCTGGCTGGACGCGCAAGCAGCACAAAACCTACCGTTACTACATCAACACCGACTCGATCAAGATCGGCAAAGAAAGCTGCGACATCTGCCGCATCCCCGCCGGTGAGATCGAACAGGTGGTTGTTGAAAAGATGCGCGGCATCCTGCGCTCACCTGAGGTGCTGGCCCACGCGGTGCGTGAGGTCAATACGCAGCGGCCCAAGGTTGAAGAGACAAAAGCAATTAGCGTATTGCAGTCTGTCGACGCGGTCTGGGACGAACTCTTCCCTGCGGAGCAGGCCAAAGTTCTGCATACCCTGGTTGAACGCATCACTGTGCGCAAGGACGGCATATCAATCAAATGGCACGACAAGGGGTTGAACAAGCTGTTGCGCGACACACTCGAACCACAAAAAGAACTGGAGGCTGCATGAGCAACGATACCGACGCGGGTCTTACGACCGAAATTCCGATGACTTTTCGCAGGCGTGGGGGCAAGGCGGTGATCGTGATGCCCGACGGTTCGCGGGCGATCGAGCGGCGTGAGGCACTGATTGACAACGCCATGGTCAAACTCTTGGCACGCGGCCACCGCTGGCACCGGAAACTATTTGATGGCACCCACGCTTCAATTGAAGACATGGCCAAGTCAGAGAACATCAGTCCATCATTTGTCAGCAGAATACTGCGTCTGGCCTATTTGTCACCCACGGTCGTTGAAGCCATCCTAGACGGGAAGTACCCGGCGCACCTGACGATGAAGGATCTTATGGAGCCGTTCCCAATGGATTGGTCAATGCAGGAGAAGATATTTTTACAGCCAAAGTAGAAGTAAAAATAGCTTGCATGTCTTGCGTGCCAACGCAAATTCGTACCAAATGAATCTCTGGGTAGTCCTCACTCCGACTCAGTAGGCTGGTGATGATGATTTCAGCAGATAACTCTGGTGGGAACTTGAAAACGCCAGTTCCGATTGCGGGCATGGCCATTGATTTGATACCTGCTTCTTTGGCCACACGCAGAGTCTGAGCAACGGCAAGGTCAAGGTATTTCTCGGGGTGATCGTCATTGATGAAGCTAGCTGCCCGTGTGTGAATCACATATGGGTTTGGCAGTTCGAAGCCGGGGGTCAAAACCGCTTCACCAAGAGCAATCGGCGAATGGCGGCGGCAATACTGCTCGAGTTCTGGCCCGGCTGCAGTGTGAATGGCCCCGGCCACACCTGATCCAAAGCGAAGATTTGCGTTGGCCGAATTAACTAGGGCATCGACATCCGGT